CTGGGGCGAACGAACGACCCACACAGTGTTGGCGCGGAAGGACCCGCTCGCGTCATCGCGCGGTCGCCATCGCTTTGTCGAGCGCGGCGCTGAGCATGTCGTTGAAGTTGCGCTGCACAATTTTTTCGCCGATGTCTTGGATCGGGAAGCGGCCTGTGTAGCGGGGTGCTGCTGATGCTGCGATGAAGTAGGGAAAGAGCTGCTCTCGTGATCGGCGATAGATACCAGGCGGTCGGTTGCCTGCCCCTCGTGGTGTGCCGACAAAGAAGCCGCCGCGTTTGTTGGTGGTGCTCAGTCCTTTGCTGATGGATCGCAGGGTCGCGAGGCTGACGTTGCCTGCGTCTGTGGTCTTGACCAGGGAGGTGGGTACCAGGGCTGTGCCAGGTGGCAGTGTGCCGTCGTTGTCAGCGCCAGCGAAGTAACGCTCAAAGCCTTTGGCTACACGTGGCCCGCCTTGGATGCCATAGCGGAGGTAGCGGGCACGGTTGCGGCCCTCTTGGTTATTGGCGAAGACGTAGGCGGTGAGGGTGGTCTTCTTGGCCTTCTCAACCAGGAACGCGGTCTGGGTGAACTTGACGGGCCCTTGGAAGTATTGCTTGGTTGCGCCGTTGAGGGATGTGCGTGCTTTGAAGGCCACGTCGTTCAGCGCGACGGACGTGGCGAAGGGCAGCTGCTTAGCGACAGCCTGCGACCACCGCGTGGCATCCACGAGGCCCTGCTGATCGATCTCAAGGGTGATGGCCATGCACCAAGGGTAGGCGGAGCCGCCATGGCATTACCTGCCGACCTGCCGACCTGCCGACCTCAGGCGAACACTTGCCGCCCGATCTGGCGCGGTGGCATCAACTGTCAACCTGCCGACCTCGTCAACGTTGCCCCTATAGCTCCTTTTTCTACCCTCTCCCCTTTTTATTAAATCCTTTAGAAAGGTTAGAAGGTTAGTAAGGTTAGGGGAGTCGCTGCGCTGCAGTGGATCTCAGCCTGCCAACCTTTCCTCAGAGGTTGGAAGGAATACCCATCTGGATCGTCCATCGACCCATTGGCGCTGTTTGACGAAGCCGAGCTCCCGCATAATCGATGCCACCTGCATCTGATCGGCACGGCCTTGGCGCTCGACTGGTTTGCTGATCGCTTCGGTGAGCAGCAGCTCGCTGGTGATGGGTCGGCCGTCGTTGCGGGGTGCGTTGACCCATTCCTGGATGGCGGCTTTCCATGGGCTATCGACGAGGTATGACTCGTTTTCGTGATCGACCTGTGAGCTGTGCTCGCGTGAAAGGTGGTTGGGTTCGCCTGCGCGGTATGCGGCGACGGCTGCGCTCCAGATGGCATCACGCTCGAGCAGAAGGCCATCCACGGGGATGTGTGGCGCTGCCGTGACGGGTATCACCCAGAAGCGGCGGTTGCCGGTGTCGTCGACCAGGAAGCCGGTGTCCCGGTTGGTGGAGCCAACGATGATGGATCGCCGCGGGTATGCCTCCGTGGTGCGTTGGTATGGCGCGCGGAACATGTCCGTTTGCTGGGTGAGGAATGCCTTCACCTGGCCGGCGTGTTTACGGCCGGTGATGTGATCGAGCTCGGCCCATTCCATTAGCCAAGAGCGATGGAGCACCATGAGGTCGTCCTTGGAGCCGATGTCGCGTAGGGCATCGCTGAACCAGAGACCGCCGAGGTTGCGCCAGAAGGTGGATTTACCGCAGCCCTGAAGGCCCATGAGCACACAGGCTGAGTCGTGCTTGCAGCCGGGCTCAAAGATGCGGCGCACAGCGGCCACGAGCGTGGCCTTGAGCATGGCGTCATAGAGGGTGCCGGGGGCATCACCAGGCCGCAGGTAGGCGGAGGCAAGGTGGTCGATTTGAATTGGTGGGATGTGATCGGCTACGTGCTCGAGGTATTCGCGGACTGGGTCGTATGGGTTCTCGAGTGCAACGACGTGGACGGCATCAGCTGCAAGGTCTTTGGTGACCTTGACGCCTTGCTGCGAGAGGGCGAGGTAGAAGTGTTCGATGTGCTCGAGGGGTTGCTGATCGAGCTCGATGGTCTTGGTAAACAGGTTCCAGCGGAGGCGATCGGCCATCTGCTGACGCAGCAGCGCGAGAAGCTCATTGGATTCAAGCTTCAGGAGCTTGCCGTTGTGGCTTGGGGTAGGGTTCGGTGCGCCATCTGGTGCATGGACGGATGGCCGCGCGGCTGGAGACGTGCGGCTTTTCTGATGGCCTGCTAGGTGCGCGAGAGTGCCAAGGGAGACGCCACCTGCTGAGGCTGAGAAGGTGCGCCATTTGGCTTCGCAGGCACCGGGCTCAAATTTGCCGGAGATGGTCGACCACTGGATCCAATCGGCGAGCAGTGCATCGTCGACGCTGTGAAGTGCCATGCCGACACGTAGCCATGCGTCGTAGTCGTCTGCGTCTGCTGCTGGCACTGATGCGAGGTAGGTGCGAGCGCGTTGGATGTCGGTATCTGGCAGCTGCAGGAGCGGGGCCGGTGCGGGCTTCTGGCGCTGCATCTGCTGCAGCAGTAGCGATGGCGCGTCTGCGATGGCGAGATCGCCGGGTGCGCGATCTTTGAGCCAGCGGTATGCGCCAGTCATCGGGTGAGCACCAGCTACGACGGATTGGCAGCCAGCCCAGCGGAGCTCCAGTTGCTCGCCTTTAATGCTGCTGCGCAGCTTGGCGGTCTTGATCGTGGCCCAGAAAGGTTCGGGCACCTGGTAGATGATCTGCACGCGGCCATCGCGGCCGGATGTAACGGCCCAAGACTTGGGCAGCTCGCGGAGCGGTGCGCCGATCTGTTCGAGCACCTCTGAGGCGCCGAGACCATCGTGATCGACGAACAGCAGGCCACCGGATTGCGGGCCAGCGATGACGCCGATCGCTACGGCACGACCGGCCTGGATCTCAGCCGTGAGGTCGATGCGGCTGATCGGGTGCTTTTGCCATTCGGGTTGATAGGGGCGCTTGTCGTTGCCTACGGCTACCAGTGCCCAGTGGTCAGGGATATTGGCGAGTTGCTCGAGGAGATCGGCTATCACATGAACAGTGAGAGGCCGGCTAACTGTGGCAGAAAGGTTGGCAGGTTGCCAGTTATCTCAGGAGATCGTTTGCGTCTTGGACTGAGCGGGCGATCCCTGCGATGCCACCGGCGCCTTGCACGGTGTTCAGCCATGCGTGCTGCTCTGGCCGGATGCGCCCGGTGGGGGTCTTCACTTCGATGCTGGTGAACACCGCCACCTGACTGCCGACCATGCCGGGGGTGATGGTGATGATGCGCCAGCCGATCAGATCAGCGGAGCCGCGTGCGAGTCCGAACTGCACGGGCCGGCCGGTGCGTGGATCGGGCAGCTGGCCGACTTGATTGCGAAAGAGGCGCAGATCGGAACGGGTGCCGAGTGCTAGGCGGATCTGCTGTTGGAGGGTGGTCTCAGCATTTGCCACGCGCCTGATGGATCCGATACGCCCAGCCAGGAGCGTAACCGCGTTCTTTGGCGAGGGCGAGTAGTTGGGGCAGGGTGCGGGCTGCCTGGCGTTGCCGTTTGGCGTGATCGCGTTCTGCGATGCGCTGTTGCACTGATTCGCGCTTCAGTTCTTTCAGCTCGCCCATGAGCTGCTGAATCTTGCGCGATTTGATCGGCGCACACTGCGCACCGCACACCGGGCAGATCGGCGCGGGCTTGAATGCTGCGTAGCACTCTGGGCATGTGCGGACTGATGGGGCTGGTGTGCCGCGGCCACCGCGGACGATGCCTTCGGCCAGGCTCCACTCGCGCGGATCATCCGGGAATCCATGGCGGGTGACATTACCAACGTGATCCAGGATCAGTGCTGCATCCTTGCCGGGAGCCGGGCGCAGCACGCGGCCCACCTGCTGTAGGTAGAGGCCGAGCGATTGCGTGGGCCTGAGCAGGATCGCGCAGCTAGCGGCTGGCACATCGAAGCCCTCGCTCACCACATCCACGGTCACGAGCACACGCACGATGCCAGCGGCGAAATCAGCCACCACCTGATCGCGGGCGTCAGTGCCACCCAGCAGCAGCGCTGCGCTGATCTTGGCCGTCTTAAATGCGTCGCACACTGAGACGGCATGAGCGACATTGCAACAGAACGCGATGGCCTGCTGTCCTGCAGCCAGGCGCTGATAGTGGGCGATGGCGTCACCCGTGACTGTGGGCCGATCCATGGCAGCTGCAGCCTGATCGTTGGCGTAATCACCAGCGCGGCGCTTAACCGCCGATAGATCAGCCACGACAGGCGGCGCATAGATCCGCGCGGCAGATAAGAAGCCCCAAGAGGTGAGATCAGCCACCGATGGACCGAGCACCAGTTGATCGAACGCCTCGCTTAGGCCGCGGCCATCTAGGCGGCATGGCGTGGCTGTGACGCCTAGGCGATAGGCATCAAACCAGTGGTTGAGGATCTGCCGCCAGCTGCCAGCTGCTGCGTGGTGCGCTTCATCGATAATCACCAGCGATGGCTTCCATGCCATGCGGGATAGGCGCCGCACGAGCGTCTGCACGGATGCGATCTGCACCGCGTGATCGGATGCGGGATGGCCTGCGGCGATGGTGCCGTGCTCGAGGCCAGCCCATGCGAGCTTGCTGCTGGTCTGGTGGATCAGCTCACGGCGATGCACAAGGATCAGCACCTGCCGGCCACGTGCTGCAGCTTGCGCGGCGATGCTGGTCAGGATCACGGTCTTGCCGCCACCAGTCGGGAGACATAGCAGCGGTGCCTTGGCGCCCTGCTGCATGGCGGAGCGCAGATCGCTGATCGCTAGCTGCTGGTAATCCCGCAGATTCATAGCGGCAGTTCCAGCTGGGTACCGTCTGCGGGTGCACCATGCATGGCGATCTGAGCCATCGTCACAGCGCGGCGCTGCTGATCGTATGCAGGTCGTGCAAAGCCGAGCTGGTACAGGTGCAGATCGTTCTGCAGCAATGACACGGCTACTGCACGCCACGATGGCGCACGGCCGGATGCTGCCACCTTGGCTGGCACTTCATCGGGAATCTCGTGCGAATAACAACGGGCTTGCCACGTCCGCACGTATTCCGAGACTCGCTCTGTAGCGCACCTCCCAGGACTGAATGGCTCTGTCTGCTTGGCGGTTCGCCAGAATCCGTTGCTCATCGGTCAATAGCCCCCAGGCTTGTCGTGTAATGTCTTCAGGGCATCGCAAGGCGAGAGCACAGGCTGCGTGCCCAATCCATGCTTTGCGGTTCAGGTTGTAGTCAGTCAATGCATTGATGCAACTGTTGGGCCACTCCACGGTGACCCGTTGCATATAGCGCCCGTAAAGGCGGTGATTACCGGTGAAGATCACGGCCCTTTGCAGGAAGAGGCGGCGATTGGCCACCTCGCCCCACATGTTGAAACCGATCTCTTCCCAGGTTTCAATGGGCAACCAGATCCTCTTCAGCTTCACGTTCAAGATCCTCCGTCACGCTGTCAATCTGCTCAACATCCCATGCTTTACTGAAATCCTTGCCAAGGAACAGAGACGCAAGGCCGGTCACCTGCTTAAGGCGCAGCAGTTCATCAGGACTCATGCCGATGTGCTTGCAGATCCATGCGTCGCCCTTGCCCATCTCGATCAGCTCGGCAACGATCACGCTCATCAGTTCGATGTTGTGCGAACCACGGGCGCGGTTGTGACGGATGGTTGACGCCATTCGGTCGTGCAGCTCTTTGCGAAGCACAACCACGGGCAAGCGTCCGCCTTCGCGTTCGCGTATTCGCTGGCTGTTCTTCAGCGTCAAATATCGGTGAAAACCGTCAACGACCACATATAGGTCACGTTCGGCATCATGCACGACAACGACAGGTTGTGTGTAGCCGTCTTCCCAAATCGATGTTTCGAGTAGTGCCATTTCAGGCGGCGCCACAGAGTTGGGGTTGTAATCGTTGGCGGTAACTTTCTCGATAGGAATACTGCGGACAGAGTAGACCGGGGATCGCCAAGGGTAAGAATCGTTCTCATCGTGCAGTTCGTCGCCTTTAAGGGGTGGATTGAAAACACAGATCAATGTTGTAGGCTCTAACGCTTCAAACGTGTGGGCATCGTGCTTGTCGAGCACGTATGTCACATCAGGGCCAATGTCTGTAATTTCCTGTGTTGCCTCGTTAATCAGCACGCCTTTGCCGCTAACGCAGTAACAGGTTTCAAGGTGGTGCTGATAGTGCCAACGATGCGGCTTGCCGGGGTGAATGACGGTTTTGGTCATGCTGTAGCCCATGCCGTCGGTTTCAACGACAAGCCGATGGCTGGTGAAACCACCACGCGGGCATTGCACAACGCGGTCATCAGGGAGCCGAGCGGCGTTCAGGATCTTCATTTGGAGGAACGGTTGAGAACTTGGCTGTACTTGCGTTGGATTGATCTTTGGCGGCGCTGCTGTTCTTGCGTTGGCGCCAGGCCAAGGTATTTGCAGGTGTGATCGTTCTTAAGCACGGTGATAGCAAACCGTTTCCAGGACGTGACCATGCTGTTGTGGCATGGCAGGTCATCCAGATGATCAGGAGGAACCTTGATCACGACACGGCGCAGATTGTTGCCACCGTGACGCGTTGTGCCATTGATATAGAAGCGAATGCCAATACGGCCGAGAGCTTCAATGATGGATTCAGGAAGACCGCGCCCCACCCTGCCCCAGTAACGGATTGACTGAATGAAGCGCTGCTTAAAATTTGCGCTTGATTGATCGGGCAGCGTTGCCAGCAAGAACTTGACAAACGATTTCCACGTATGGCCAGCCGGCAGCCTGAAGGATTTGTAATCAAGCTGTTTGCCATATGTGGCCATGAAGTTGGCACCGCCGACCCTGGCGCAAAGTCTGGCCCAGATCTGCGGGTCGATTACCCGATACATGGCGAGGCTGGATTTGGACTCTGACATAAACGGCGAGGCAACCCGCATCTTTTTAATGGGGATACCAGCCATGTAGAACACGTCATAAAGCTTGTTGTAATCCCAACCAAACTTGGCGTTAGCGGTCCAGATGTCCTCTGTGCGCCAGTCATAGATCGGATAGCAGTTGTAGGTATGCGCCGTGTTTTTTTTGGTCCACATGCGGCCGAGCATGGTTTCCTTGTCTTGGTTCAGGATCGCCCTAAACCGGTTCAGTGATTCAACGGTGCGGATACCGATCAAGTTGGCGCAGGGCTCGCCTTGGCTGTACCACTCCGCAAACATGTCCCAGAAGGTGGCGTAGTCCATGTTTTCAATGAACAGATCGCCAAAGGGATGGTTCTGCAGGTTAACGATGTAATCCTGCTGCGGCATGGGGCGAATCCAGCGGTGGCGATCAGCCTCGCCCCAGCATTGCCAGTCAATCTCGTAAGAGCTGACGGTGCATGGCAGGGTGATGGGCAGACAGCACCAGTAGATGTCGAGGATGTCTCGATTGGCTTCGAGAATGCGATGCATAAACTCCTCGCTGTGGTTGTAGTTGGCTTCGTTGTCCATGATCTGGACGCCAACCTTGACCGGCAGCTGCCGCTCTCGTATGTAGTCGCAAACGAGATTTAAGAGAACGCCGCTGTCCTTGCCGCCAGAGAAGGAGACGTAGACGCGCGTGAAGTGGGCAAAGATGAAATCAAGCCGCTCTATAGCGGCGTCGTAGACGGATTGTTCGAGGTACTGGCGCATGGTGGGTGCCGTGGCAAGCCGAACCTAGCAGCATCTGGCCGTAAGTGCTAGCATCTGATCGCAACTCGCAGCATTTTATGGAAAACGCCGACTATCACCGGCATTGGGCGGTGAGTAAGTCCGGCCTTGATCAGATCGCTAAAAGCCCGCTGCACTACTGGGCGCGGTACTTAGATCCTGATCGGGTTTGGCCTGAGCCGACCCCAGCCATGCGTCTTGGCACGGCGCTACACACGCACGTGTTGGAGCTGAGCAAGTGGGACGAGCAGATTGCCGTTGCACCTAGCGACATCAATCGCCGCACCAAGGAAGGGCGCGAGCAATGGGCAGCGTTTGAGGCTGCAGCTAAACGCAAAACGGTGATTACCGCCGACGATGCCGCGCAAGTGATGGCCATGGGCCGTGCTGTGCTGCGCCACCCTGCTGCAGCGATGCTGCTTGGGCTGCCGGGCAAGGCTGAGACCACGCACATGTGGACGGATGCCAGCACCGGGCTTGAGTGCAAATGCCGGCCGGATTGGCTGACAGATGACGGCAGCATCGTGGTTGATCTCAAAACCACGAAAGACGCCAGCCCGCGAGGGTTCAAGCAAAGCGTTGCCAACTATCGCTACCACGTGCAGGCCGCTTGGTATCTGCACGGGCTTGAACAGGCCACCTGCAAGCGCCCCGATCAGTTCATCTTCATCTGCGTCGAATCAAGTGCGCCCTATGCGTGCGCCGTGTACGCCGCCGATGCGGAGATGATCGAGCGCGGGCACGATCAGGCCATGCGCGATTTGGCGAAATTGGCGGTTTGCAAGGCCGCTGATCACTGGCCGAGCTACAGCGAGCAGATCGAAACGCTCAGCCTGCCCGGTTGGATGACGGGCGCCACAGGCCAGCAGCAGACCACTGAGATCGAGACCTACTAATGGATCCACAATCAGCCATCACCACCCAGCCCACCGGCTCAGTGTTCTCTGGCATCCAAGCCTTCGAGGATGCCCAGCGCATCGCCAAGGCACTGGCCAGTAGCACGTTGATTCCGCCTCAGTTCCAAGGGCAGCAGGGATTTGCCAATTGCCTGGTGGCGCTTGAGATTGCAGGCCGGATGGGCATCAGTCCATTCCTAGCCATGCAGCATCTGCACGTGATCCACGGCCGCCCCAGCTGGAGTAGCAGCTTCATCATTGCGATGGTGAATGGCTGCGGCAGGTTCAGCCCATTGCGGTTTGAGCTCAGCGGTGAGGGCGACTCGCTCGCCTGCTATGCCGTGGCCACTGATCTTGCCAGCGGTCAAGAGCTGAAGGGTCCCACCATCACGATGGCGATGGCCAAGAAGGAAGGATGGGCGACCAAGAGCGGCAGCAAGTGGCTGAGCTTCCCTGAGTTGATGATCCAATACAGAGCCGCTGCGTTTTGGGGCCGTCTGTATGCCAGCGACATGTTGCTAGGGATGCAGAGCCAAGAGGAAGTGGTGGACGTGGAGCCCGTCACCGTCACCGAGACCAGCGTGGCGGATCTGAACGCTGCCATCGCTCAGCCGGTGCCACCGGCACCCGTTGCAGCACCCGTTGAGGCGGATCAGGATGAACTCTTCTAGTTACCTCACCGCCACGCAGGTGGCGCAGCGTTGGGGGTTGCACCCTGACACGCTGAAACGATGGCGTGATGCGGGCAAGGGTCCGCCGTATTTCCGCACGCCCGGTTTCGTGCTCTACCCCCTGGCCGAGGTGGAGCAATACGAACAGGCCAACACCATCAACCCCGAGAACAAATGAGCTTCAAGTTCAACCTAAGCATCTTCAAATCCACCAAGCCCGAGAGCAAGGTGGATTTCAGCGGAATGATGAACGTGAAGGTCGAGGAGCTCGACGCCTTCTGCGCGTTCGTGATGAGCCAGACGCCGGATCAGTACGGCTCGGTGCAGGTGCCTATCACCGGCTGGAAGAAGACCAGTCAGAAGGGTGTGGCGTATGTGAGCGCTGTGGCTCAGCCGCCACGTGACTGGGTGCCGCCTGCTGCTGCTCAGGCTGCTCAGGCCGCTGCCCAGAATCTGGCGACCGCCATGGATGGAGTGGTGACCGAGATCGTGGAAGTCGATCTGTTCTAACGGCCCATCAGCTCGCACTCGAGCCGGGCGATTTCATGAACGGCCTGCTGCAGCAGCTGCTGCTGGTAGCAGGCTTGCTTCAAGAGCGCCGCGGCCATTACGCCTGCATCTGGACTGGCAATCAAGGTGCGGGCTTGCTTTTCGATTTCAAACTGCTGCTCAGCTGTCAGCTGGACAGCCATCCACTCACCGAAGTTCATGGTGCCATAGTGGTGGTGTACATCAGCACGTTAGCGAAGCTGTGAACTGTCCCCGGTGCGGCTGCGGTGTGATCCGCGCAACGCTTACCAACGGCAGAGATAAGGATCGCGTGATTCGGCAGCGCCGCTGCACCGAGTGCCGCCATGTCTGGTACACCGCAGAACTGCCGGTGAGCGTGGCTGTTGTGGGATGGGAGCGGACGCCGGGCACGGGAAAGAGCGTGCCAACGCTGCGCGTGCCTGTCGACCTGGCGGTGGGATCCAACGCGGTGTAACGGAATGCGACTGCATCCCTAGCGCGTACACCGCGGACGGTGTAGGATCCGATCACGCCACAAGCCCGATAGCACGGCGCGGGATTCTCTCCATGCAGACAAGAGGCCATGGGGCGGAACAGATCACACGACGCCTACACCTCGAGATCAACACGGCCTGACTAAGCCTGCACCGCCGGTTGGTCCGGCACCCCATTACACCCACACCATGAAACGCCTCCTAACTAGCGACTGGGGGCCAACGTTCTACCTATGGACTGCCCAGCTCGCAGAGATCATCGTGGCCGTGTACGTCGCCGGGCGAATGTTCGGCGAGTGGCTGCATCACCTAAACGACCGCATCGCAAGGATCACACAATGATCAACCGCCTGAACAACGCCATCTGCTGCCTGATCGCTGCGAGCGTGTTCGCCATGATCGGCATCGAATCCGGCGCACATCACAGCCCTACCCACAGCGGCACGCAGCAGGTGGTGCGCAAATGACGCCACGCCGCTTTTACTTCCAGATCAAGGCCGCCAACGTGCTCGAGTGCATCACGGCAACCAGCCTTACCGAGGCCAAGCTGATCGCCGCTGATACGTGGCTCGAGTGGTGGTCACAAATTGAATGGATCAACGCAGAACCCACACACCATGGCTGAGATAAATGGGGCCCTTTTTCAGTGGCGCACGGATGAGGCTGAGATTGGCAACTATGGCGAAGGCGTCAGCAGGCCACGCCACAATGCCCGCGTGCGTGATTACAAAGTGATCATCTACCCGCAAGGCGCACGCCCGATCACGTGGTACACGCGCGCCGAATCGAAACGCGCTGCCGAGAAGTACGCGCGCAATCGCTGGCCAGGTGCTGCTGTGGAGGTGGAGTGAGCGACATCCGCCATCGCATCGAACAGCTTCTGAGTGACACAAGCGCCTTTGCAGCCGGTCAAACTGAGGAGCGCCAACGGATCCGCCAGCTGATTGATATCCGCATCGATCAGCTGCATGGCACCCTTGGCATCCGCAACCGGCAGCAGCTTTGCGCTGAGCTGCTGCACATTCGCCAACTTCTTGAATCATGATCCCGGCATCATTCCTAGATCAGCAGCGCGCCGACATGATGGACGCGCTCTATGAACGCAGCGGCCGCACCTGCGGCACCTACACCGGGCTTTGGGAGGAGTTTGCCCATGATCTGGCGGCCAACTTCCGCGACACGTCATACCCCGAGCTGCTGGCCCGTGTCGTGCGCGCCATGGATGCCACCGAGTCGGTGATGACGCAGAAGCAAGCGCAGCAGGCTATCGAGGTATGCCGCCAGCAGCTGCTGGGCGATAAGTGGCGATGAGCCGGCCATTCAAACGTGGCGAGGAAAACCACGCGGTGATCCTGAGCGAGGATCTGGTGCGCGAGCTGCGCCAGCTGCGCGCTGATGGCTTGAGTTACCAACAGCTTGCTGATCGATATGAAATCGACAAGAAACACGCATGGCGCATTTGCCAACGCATCGCGTGGGGGTGGCTTGAATGACTGACCCAATCAACCCATCCCACTACCGCCGCGGCCCTGTTGAGGCCATCGATGTGATCGAATCCGCGATCACCGATGCACCACACATGGTGCCGGCATACCTGCAGGGCCAGGCGCTCAAATATCTGCTGCGCATGTGGTGCAAGGGCAACGCGCTCGAGGATGCCCGCAAATGCCACTGGTATCTGAGCCGTCTTATCGCCAAACTGGAGGGATGATGCCCCAACTGCCTGGCCTCAACCTGCTCGAGCGCTGGGCGCTTGGCATCCTTGTGCGCAGCCGTCGCACCGGGCTGGTAGTTGTCAAGCCATACGCCCGCTCTTGCGTGTTTGTCGCCGCTGATGCCACCGATCCGATTGCGGCCTATGTCACTGATGGCCCGGATGAACCGGCCAGCATGGTGCTCGAACGGATCTATCACCAGCCAGCAGCAGGCGAGCTGGAATGATCAGCCTGCACGGTGGCCGATTGTTGCTGCTGTGCAGTCGATCTGATCGCACCTGGCACGCTCGCGTGGTGCTCGGCCCCAAGCCAGAGCATCAGCTCGAAATGGATACGGGCACCATTCAGCTGCAGGCTGCGCTGTTGAAAGCGCAGCATATCTATCAGGCCGCACGCGCGAAACTGCGCCCTGCTGGTGAGCCGCTGATGTGCTGGGATTGCCAGCATTGGCAGATGCGCCATCAGCGCTGCGGGTTGGAGTTGCCAGAATCAAAGAGAAGCGGCGGCCGTTATGCGGCCAGGTGTGAGCTGTATGTTCGGCCCTGAAGTGATCAGCCGCACAGATCGAGACGGCGGTTACATCGAGACGCTGATGCCCGTGCATGGTGAGGTGTATTACCGGAGCTGCGTCGGTGGCATCTGCCGCTACAGCAGTGATCAATGGCAGGCCGAGCTATATCTCGATCAACTGCTGGCGCAATAGATGCCCGGCGACCAGGGCTCACGCACCACTGGCCTCAACGCTACCGGGCGCAGCGTTACCGCCTAGTTTCCTGAGAAAACTAGGGTGCAAGCTTAGCTCTCACCTGCCACCCATCGCGCGATTGCCCACTCACTGAGGCTGTCCCAGAACGGCTGCGCGCGATACCAATCCACCCATGGCTTGTGCCCTTTGCTGGAGTTGCAGCCGAGGCAGCAGGCAACCATATTGCTGCGCACGGTTGAGCCGCCATGCACCTTTGGGATCACATGATCAAGCGTTGGGCTGCGGCCTAGTTCATCGCCGCAATAGGCGCAGCGGTAGTTCCAAGCCAAGAGGATCTGATCGCGAGCGCTGCGCCGTGTGACCAGCCTTGTCTCTTCAATGTGGTGTCGATCCACTGAGATCTGCTGGCAGCGGAACAGCGTTCACCTCGATGTCGATGATGTCCTCATCAGATCGGATGTACTCAGCCATGTGGCTGTAGATATCTGCCGGCAAGTCATCAGGGTCCGCGTTGGACCTGATGATCAGCTTGGCGGTGATCTCTAGGTAGAACGCCCGCATGGGCTGGCCGCCGCTTGGCATACGGTAGCGGTCGCCACTGAGTCTCATGGGATTACAGAATTGCTATGGGATTGCGCGGCATGATTCGCGCTACCGTCCCGCAATGCAATACATCCTCCGCATCGGCCCGTGGCACGTCGGGCCGTTTGACACGCACCAAGGCGCGCAGCACTGGGCAGAGCGCCACGGCTGCGATGACTTCACGATGGTGCCGCTTGACGATCCAGCTGAGTCGCCTGGCATTATCCACCGGGTGCGGATGGCACCGTTGGCTCATCCCATGAAAAAAGCGCCGGCTGCGCAAGCCAGCGCCTAGCCTTCACTCCACAGGCGAACGCTAGCCCTTGGATGCGGTGACGCCAAGGTCTGCGTTGTAGCGGCCAACCTCCGCGTAGCTGCGCTCCACGGTGCCGCTGACCAGCAGGAACTTCATTTGCCCAATGCGCAGCCCAGGCCAAATCGGCAGTGGATGCAACCGGCGTTGATTGCGCAGTTCCATGGTGAGCCTGCTGCCAAACCAACCGGGATCTGCCCAGCCGGCCTCAGCATGATCCCAGCCCTCGCGTGCGCGGCTTGACTTGAGCACGAACTGCGCGCCGACGTGATTGGGCAAGTTGAAGATCTCCTGCGTTTCAGCCAGGAAGAATTCACCCGGCTGGATCCAGAACGGATCGTCTTGAGTGTGACCATGCAACTGCACTTTCTGCAGCTCAATGGTGTTGGCCACCTCCATCATGATCTGCGTGCCCAGCGTCACGTCATAACTGGCTGGGTTTAGCTGCTCCTCGTTGTATGGCTGCAGCATTGAATGCTGTTGGCACAGCCGGCGAATCTCGTGATCAGGTAGCAGCACAGGCGATCAATAATCCCAGCGCACCTTAGCCCTGCTGCTGCGGATGCCTAGGTGGATGAAGCCTTTATATGCGCCATAGCCCAGTGAGTAGGGCCAAGCTTTGTCGCACCAGTTCTGCACCGCGTATATATCGGCGCCATCGATGTAGAAATCAACCGCACCGCATCCGGTTTTGTAGAGGTGCTCGCTGTTGCTGGCACCACCTGCCTGCCGGTTGATCGCCTCAGGCCGATAGCCGGATGTGATCACGATGGGTTTGCCGCCGAACTGCACGCGCACCCGCTCCAAGAATGCCGCCAGCTCTGCAGCAATATCAAGCTGCCCCTGATTCTGGAACCGCCTGGCCTCCTGATCCAGCGCAAACTCTCCCAACCTGATGTGCGGCGTAATCCTGGCCGTGAACGGGCTGCTGGGGCGCAGCTTGGCGGTTTCAGGTTCGGCCGCGGCCTGATGCTGTCCCCATAGTTTGCCCTCAGCGCGACGGCGCCGCAGCAGGCCAGCCTCAACATTGGTGCCAGGATTGCGGTAGAGCTCCAAGGCTGCAGGGACCGCGGCCCAGTTGCGTTCACGCAGGCATTTACTGATGGTCTCGAATCCAGCGGAGCCGTAGAAGCCAGCGCCGAGGTTGTAGGCAAAGCTCACCAGCGCAGAACGCTGATCGTCATCCATCACATTCCAATGCGGCACGGTGGTGCGCAACTTGTCGGTGATGCGGTCGATCTCGAGGCGCAGCAGCATATCGGCCTCGATCACGTTAATCATGTCGCCACGCTTCACTGGCGTGCCGTTGCTGTAGCGCGTGGTGCCATAGCCGATGGTCCACGGCTCACCACCGCTGAGCGGATCGGGGTAGGCGCTGAGGTGACAGCCCTCGAACTCCTTAATCAGCTTGATGGCGCCGGCCAGATCGGTTTGCTTGCCGTCTTGGCTCCACGTCTGAAACCATTCCCGATCTCTTCTCATCACGGCGTCGTAGCCGTTCTGCGCAAGATCCGTTTCGAGCTGCTGAATCGCGGCGCTCTGATGCGGCTGGCCCTTGTAATACTTGAAGAGCTGCTGCAGGGTGATTGGCGCGTCGTTCGCCATGATTCAGCGGCGTTGCTTTGGGAAAGCGATGCGGAGCGCTTGAAAGATCAGCTGCACCCAGCTGTTGGACTTCAGCGGTGACACGGCGATGATCTCAGAGCCTGCCGCCACGATGATGGCGACGATGGCGATTGTGGTTGCCTGATCCATGGCTAAGAAGATGGCGGGCGTGCTTCCAACCTAGAGACCCGCTGCTCTACCGTCGATAGCCGGCCAAACGTCTCTTTGCGATCTTCCTTGATATCGGTATGAAGCACCTCGAGCTGTGTTGCGATGTGCTCCACAGCTGAGGTGAGTCTGATCACGGCATCACGGGCCTGATCATTGCGCCGTGTGGCACCAGCAGCCCCCATGGCGGCGACGGTTATTGATGCACCTGCCACTGCGGCGATGATCTCGATCATGGCGGCAACGGCTACAGGATCAGCTTACCGACCCTGACCGCGTAAGGGTTTCTTGCCGCGACGGCGTGGGCGTGAATGTTGGCCGAAGCCTTGGCGCGTGGTTTTAGGCGGCCCTGGCTGATGATCGATCCGCGCGGTGCCGGTCTTGGATTTGACGGCCATCAGATCTCTTCGGCGTCGTCAGCAACTGGAGTCGGTGCGTAGGGATCAGCGGGCCATGCGGGATAGTCGGGACCGGTGATGTAGGTAGCCAGCTCTTCGGTGGTGGTGGTTGCCTCAATGGCAGTCACCTTGTCGCCAGTGGCAAAGCGCACGTCCTGCCGCCAGATCTTGAGTAGCGGATCTGCCGGGGTGCCGTTGTCTGCCTCGCGGATGATTATCCAGTCGGTTGGCGTGAGCAGCGTGTTGGCAGTGGTGCGCGTCTGCTGCGTCCACTGCTCAACCAGCTGTGCGTGATCCTTAGGGATCAGGTTGCCGTCAGCGTCATAGCCCCAGTAGAAGCGTTGATCCCAGGTTTTTGGGGCGGGTTCTTCAGTGACGCCAGCTTCTAGGCGTTCTTCGGGGCTTGCCAGACGGAGCCAGTTGGCTGGGCGTTGGATGCCATGCGCATCAACAAACGCCACGTCTGGACTAAGGGGGTTGCCGTTGAGGATGAACATGGGCGTGGCGCGTTGATACTACTTTAGACGGGGTGGCTAGGCGTGTTCACTTGTGGAATCAGGCCAATGCAGGAAAAGCGGAGCATTTGATGAATCTTTAGCGGGCGCGGGCGTATTGGAATGGTGATTCGGCGAAGGCGGCATAAATAAAGGTCTGAGAGCTTGCGTTACTGGAGTTGTAATCAGCTCTCAGCTTGAAACCATTAGAGAGGATGTCAAACGTGGCAGGAGAAAGAGTGGCTTCCGCGTCGGAAGAGTTTGGCTTTAAGCGAGCTGCCGCTGCATTGCGTGGATCGCGTACAGCGTCGTAAACATCCCAGTCGTAAGCCGCTGTCGTGCATTTCCACATGATCCACCTCGGCCTAAACCCGGTATAAACAAACGGCCCGTCTGCGCTGCCATTGCCGGTGTAGCTGCCAAAAGAAGAGTACCCGGCTACTGGGGCGAAGCAGTAGGCGACGTAGTTGAGAGAACCATTGAGATCACTATCCGACCCCAATGTAAATACGGTTGAGGATGGAGTTGTATTGTTCCAACGGTTGCTACTTGTGCCTGCGGCGCTGGTGCTATTTAATTCAAGATACTTTGTATTCCCTATCGCTTGATGGTAAACCTGCCAGAACCCACCAGAAACATTATTACGTGCCTTAATAATGATAAGTTGCGGAGCTACACCTAGGCCATGTCCAACAGTTGCGCCAACGGTGCTGTTCCCCGTATAAGTAACAATCGAGAACCCCGCACTTGCATTAGCCCTCACCTGACTAGAGATGGAGCCTTGTGTGTTGGTGACGGTGCTGCTCCCCGCATCCCAGCACCAGGCGACATATGAATTGCCGGAGCCGTTGACTTCGTTTGTGTTGCCTACGGAGAAACCGTTGGAATTGAAAGCCGTGAGCGTTTGAGCGTTTGTGGCCTCGGCGCTGGTGGAGTTGCTAAATAGTCTCGTCGTGGCGCCAACAATCGTATTGAAAAGACCGTGCCAGTCCCCTCCGTTTCTTTGCTTCAGCCACACCAGATCTGGGCTAAACCCGCCTGGCAATGTGATTGTCTGTGATGACCCGTTGCCGACCCAGATAGAGGTATCGAAAACAGTATTAGGCTTGGCGACTACTGGGGCGGGTAAAAGTGTGTCTACGATTGGGCGGAATCCACTAGGTGCTGCATAAGCCCAACTCCTTTGGCCGAAGTTGGCCGTACCAGTATTGGTGTCGTAAATAGCAAACCCAAAGAAGTAGTTGCTCGTTGGAGAATTAAGCGTGCCTATCTCATTTGTTCCTGAAGCAGGGTTTCCACTTAATTGCCATGTACCGTTCTTTGCGAACCAGATCTTTCTTGTGGTGGCATCGTAAGCAATGGAAATGATATCGCCCGTCGTGTAAGTCGATCCTGTTTGAGTTGCTTTACCATCGCATCCAATATCACCATTGCTGCGATAATAAGAGCCTGCGCCATCGGCCCATAGGATTCCGCTATTTGTGAAAGTCTGGCGGCCAGAATCAGAAATGCCTATTCCGTAGCCAATGCCAGAAGATCCGGTATTTGTAATTTCGCAATACCATTTACCTGATATGGGTAGTGCGATTGTTGCTGAAGCCCCCAAAGCCGAACCGGACGACCAAGCTGCATCAAGGTTGCCGTTCAGCAGATTTAAGCCAGAGTTCTTATTGATCGGATTTAACGTCGCGTAGTTCCCCCTCACCTCACCACCAGCGCCTGTATCGGTGCCGTAAGAAGTCGGGGTGTCTACGAGGCTGTCGTTGCCTGCAGCTATCGTGGGGTTTTGCGTGGAGCTGGGCGGGTTGAAATTGCTGGTGTATTTGGCAAAGCCAGAATACATCCGAAAATCTTGACAATATCCTTTCCCTGGAACGGTATTATCAAGCGCAGCAAATACAGTCGCTTCTGTAGAAGTTAAGGAGCCAGTGTTGCCTGATGTTGTTGCAGTCAGAACCCCGTTGACATAAAGTAATCCTGCTGTTCCGTTTCGGACTATGGCTACATGTACCCAAGTGTTGATTGGTATTGCCGATAATGCAACACTGTTGTCGTTATTGGATGTGCCATCTGCTGTCCAATACCAACCATTTCCTTCGTGCTTGATTAAGTAAACTCCGGTACCTCCTCCAGAGGAGCGCGTATCAAAAATGTACTGGCGTTGTCCTGCAATATATTCAAGATAGAACCAGCATTCGACTGTGTGGCTTCCCGTCCCAATGGAATTTAGTCCGGTGATGCGTAGATAATCGCCTGATCCGTCAAAATACGCGCTACTTCCGTAAAACTTTGAAGATGCTGTGACTGTTTTGGCGTCACCAACTCTTGAAATACTGCGTGCGCTGCCTGATCCGCGAATTGTCGCGCTTTCGTCCGTAAATGTAGTTCCGTTATTGGCTCCATCCATTGGAAGAGCTAGGTTTATCGAACTTGCACCTGAATCAGTGCGAGTACCTGTTCCTTTAGTTGCGCCGTAGGTGTCGGTTGTGTTGTAGATCGGCAGTGCGCCTGATGCCGCAGCTACCGAGGTGGGACCACCGCTGATCACACTGAGGTTATTCGGCGTCCAGTTGTTGCCCAGACCTGAGCTGTCCTTACCCAAGGTCGTGGCCGTTGCAGCAGAATTGTCCGCAAACTTGAGCCAGAACGAATTGCCGGCGAATGTTCCCGTGTAAGCCTTAGGAATCAGTTGCCCAGTAGTGGCACTGACTTCTGTGAAGCTGCTGGGGGTTAGGGCTTGGCCGTCGATGAAGTGGATGTCGGCGAGGTAGCCGTTCAGGTATCGATTTACAGTTGCCGTTGTTTGGCCTATGCGATGCTGCTGTGTGTCATTGATTTCGGTCGTAGCAAAGTCAAGACTAGGGTTTGTATTTGCGTTCCAATTAACAATTCTTTGTCCGTTAACATAAAGCCTTGCTCTATCTTCTGCCGTAGCGTTAGCTGTATCTAAAACTGCGACAATATGATACCAAGCGGAAAAATCGCGGAAAACCTGATCACTCTTTTTTTGCCAAGTAAAACTGCCGTCCCATTCGTACATATGAAGGCGATCGTCAGTGTCAAAAACTAAGCCGAAATCATCGTTATCAGGACCAGCGGCCAGTAGTACTTGCATATTTCCGGACGTAGAACTGCTCCTCTTCACCCACCCCGCCCAGGTCCACGTCTTCCTGTTGCCCGCTGTAGACGGAACTCTGGACAAGAAACCACTGTCACTACTATTGAAACGGAGCGAACGCTCGACTAAATACTGCGGCGCTCCACCAGCGCCCAGCAGGTTATTGACGCTTCCGGGGATTCCCATGGATCAGACCTTCACGTCGTTGAGCATTTGAGCTGTGATGCGCGTGCTGCTCTCGACGTAGTACAGAAGCACGCACACGCTGCTGGCCGTCGTCGTTTTTGTCGGCACCGTACCGCCTGGGAACTTCCAATTGCTGCCGTAGCTGACGGTGTAGGGTCCGCCTGAGCTGGCCTGCGTGATCACCACCGCGCCCGATTGCCCTGCAGTCAGGTTGCTGGGGTTGGCGAGGGTAACGTTATGACCGAGCGTGAGGCTGAAGTTGTTACTGTCAGCCATATCAATGGTCACAGTGCTGGCACTGGTTAATGCCGTCACCTCGCCCCGCTGGCCTGCAGTAAAGGTTTGAGCAGTTGCCAGGTCAGCGTAGGAAGGTGCCGTAAGCGTGGCGCTTTCCACCACGTAAACCTTGTTCTGATCTGTCGCGTAGCAAATCTCACCCTCTTGCAGATCAGCGATGCTGCTGTTGAGGTTGCTGTATGTCCCGCGAGCAATACGAACAGGCGTGCGCGTGGCTGGTGTTGGCATCAGTTGAAGCTCCCGCCGTCGATGGTGCTGCTGGTTGTCACAATGCTACTTCCATTGGCAAAATTGCCACCATCCACAATCACGGCACCGCCGGCCTGCGACCAGCTCAGCACGCCAGCAGCATCACTCACCAAGGCATAGCCGGCAACTGCTGCATCAGTCGCTGGCAGTGTCCAGGTGACATTTGATGCAATCGCGGCTGGCGCCTGAAATGCGACCCAGTTCGTGCCGTTTGCGGTTGCTTCGCCAAACCTGAGATCAGATTGATTGCCCAGCAGCAGATCGCCCGTCAGCGTGCCGCCTGATGGTTGTATGGCTGCCGCAGCAAGGTCATAGGCTGCCTTGACCGCAGCTGGCACGGCTGCCGTTGTGGTGCTTGTGCTGCTGGTGGAGTTTTCTAGCTGTACTGCACCTTTCTGGCTGGTGGTGGCATCTTGAATGCTGATCGCTGGTGTGGTGCCACCGGTGCTAGCAATCGGACTGGTGCCAGTAACTGCCGTGACGGTGCCGCCACTGCCAGTTGCACTGATCGTGATGGTGCCGCTGCCGTTGCTAATCGTGACGCCTGAGCCAGCCGTCAGCGTTGATTTGCTCAGCGTGTTGCCGGTGCTGTTGCCGATTAACAGCTGACCATCTGTATAGGTGGTCTGGCCTGTGCCGCCGTAGCCGGTGCCGATGGTGGTGCCATTCCATATGCCGGTGCCAATGGTGCCAACGCTGGTGAGGCTGCTGCTCACCACGGCACTGCCGAGGCTGGTGGCATCTAGCACCTTTGTGCCGGCGATGCGGTATTCCTTGGTGCTGGCGATGTTGAGGTGCTCGCTGAATGTCCACGCATCGGTGGCATCAATCCAGCTGATCGTCTTATCGGTGGTGCCCTTCAGCGTGATGCCGCCACCATCAGCCGTCACATCGGTTGGTGTGGTGACCTTGCCGATAACAATGTTCTTGTCTTCGACGTCCAGCGTCTGCGTGTTGATGATTGTTTCGGTGCCGTTGACCGTCAGATCACCTTGAATGATGACGTTGTTGTCAAAGGTCGCAGCACCCGTCACATCTAACGTGCCAGGCACGTCGATATTGCTGGCCCACTCAACGCCCGTACCGGCTGCATCGGTCTGCAACAGTTGCCGCGCTGTGCCATCAGCCAGCTTGCTGACGGCGATCTCAGCATTGCTGGCAATCGATGAATCCGTGATTGGGAATGCCGGGATCAGACTCCAAGGCGTGTAGCTCAGCGAAGTCCACGCCGTGGAACCTGTGCCAACTTTCCACTTGCCCGTGTCGGTTTCATAGCCCAGCTCGCCAGCCAGCAGCGTTGGGTTGTTAAACGTCCAGTTGGCTGCGGTATCGCGGCGCTGCTGCTGGAATGCGAGAACAGTGGTTGTCATGCCGATGCGCCGCCGTTAACAATCAGGATACGAGCAGGAGTGGCGGCAGCGCCACCAGCATTGAGGATGTATTCCCTAGCGGGTGCGCTAGCGGAATCAGCAGCATTAAAGATCAGATCACTGAGATCGATGGCGTAGGTGGTCAACTCAACCTCAACGCTCCACAAGTCACAGGATCCGTCTGTAATGACTGGCGGAGCTGCATAGCGCCATGCGTAGTCGGCAATGATGCCAACCGGTGGCGAGTCATAACCATTCCAGATTTCAACCGGCAGGAAGAAGATGCCATAAGTGCCATCCTGCGCAATGTAGTGCGCCTTGATTAGATCTAGGTCAGCCTCACTGATGTTGTTGAAAGCCAGCTGCAGCGTTTGCTCCACACGGCGATTGCCTTGTCGGTAGGCAACAGTGCTGCCGGACAGTGCAACCTGCTGCACTTGCGGCACATTGCCTGGCACATAGGTGCGAGCTGATGGGATCAGAGCAGGAAACGCCATGGCTAGATCGGCACCGTTTCTAGTTCAAGTGTGAGGCTGTATCGCCGGGGCGATGCGATGCTCACATCAAAAGCACCGGTATACCGCCACTTGTAACTGGCTGAGCTGACTGGCGGAGTGGTGTAGCCGCCCCATACTTCAGCCGAGAGATCAAATGGGATCAGGCTGCCCTCCTGTCCCGCATAGTGATCCAAGATCTGCTGCGCTTCAGATTCGGTCAGATATTCGTAGCCAATGGTCAAGCGTTGCGCGACATAGGCTGAACCCTGCTTGAAGCGCACCTCGCCACCACTGGTGCCCTTGTACACCTGCTGCGGTATGTCGCCCAAGCTGAGCGATCTTGTGCGCGGCGCCAGCGAGGGGAAGGTTGCCATCAGACGACCGTGAACGTGCCATTGAGCACTTCATTGCTAATCGTAGGCACGGTGCTGCCGTTGACTGGGAACTGCGCCGCTTCGATAGTTGTAGTGCCGTCAGTGTTGTGATTGATGGAAGTGATCTGGTAATACTCAGTTTCGGTGCGGTTGTCGCCTGCACTGCTGATGCGTTGCTTCTGAATGCGGATGATATTGGTAGGGATCAGACCAGTGGTGTCGAGCGCAGTCTCAAACTCAATCGAATGCACTGAATAGCGCCGCCGCGCCAAGAAGTGCTTTGCGTAGATGATCGCATGGTTGCGGTTTGAGCAGAAATCCGACATATCAAACTGCTCAACCGGGGCATCAAGGCTCACGCCGCTGTAGCGCACCTGCACGCTCTGCTGTGTGCCGATGGCATCAGGGTCATTCTTGCGGAATAGAACGGTGACATTGAGATCGGACTTTTCGGCTGCGCTCACATAGGTTTTGCTGTAGCTGCCGGGCAGGATCTCGTCTTCGGTAAACGTAGCCGCAGGCGATAGCGTTGCCGTGCTGATCTGCTGGCTGCCATTGAGTGGCAGCACCGGAGCGAAGCGATACTGGCCGCCGGTTGAGATGAAGGACAGCAGGAAGAACGGCGCAGTCTCGCTCAACAGTTCGATGATGTTGACCGATTCGGCAATGATGCCATTGAACTGCAGGCTGTAGTTATTGCAGAAGCTTGCCAGCGTCGGCATGTTCGTGGTCAGAATCGGCCGCGATACATCCGGTGTTGTGCCAGCGGTTTGGCGCTTGTAGCTGGTGAACAGATACATGGCCAAGTCCACCAGCTGATTGCTGGCGCCTTGCGTACTGCCTGCTGCATCCACGCTATAGAGCGCAACGCGGATGCCCTGTTCGTAATAGATCGAGAGTTGCCGTGTAGTCGTTGGATAGGAACCAGCCTCCGGTGGATCGTAAATATCGCCAACCACCTTCAGAAAGGTGATGTCTGCATAGGATGAGTTATCAGCGGTTGGGGTGCTGGATGGGTTGGCGTATTTGCTAACTATGAACTCAAACTGAACAGACTCAAGCGTTCCACCAGTAGCCGAGAACGTTCCAATGAAGGGGTCAAACGCCCCGAGCATCGTCCAAACTTCTGTAACGCTGCCAGACGATCCAATCCCGGCCCAGAAACTTCCATTAGGTGGGATAAAATACGAAGCATCAATAGCGAAATCTTGCACTAAATCAACCGCGCCCATCACGGGCATCGTTGTCGGATAGGTCAGGGTTGTATTGACAGCAAACTGAGTTGTACTAGGAATTCCTAGCGCTGCGAAATAAGCGCTCGTGAGATCGGTGCCAGTTACATTATCGAACACCTCAATGGTCGCCTTGAACCCAACATTGGTTGTATCGCCACTTCCGCGCGCAACCGTTCTAAATGCCCAGTATGAACTGCCCTGATAATCGGCGCGGTTTGTCCATTTGCCAGTGGCAGGGACTGCCTCAGCCAGAAAAGAATAAGTATCGTTCCCGCAATACATCCCCGCGCCGAGCACCGGGCAAGTGCCTGGGGAGGCTGCCAACGTGGCGGCGCTATTGTAAATATTGCTGATTGTGATCGTCTGATCTTCTAAGAATGCCATGCATCGCAGGCCAACCCATGTGCGGTGCTTCACCGGGCTGCTGACGATCTCGCCCTGACTGACAGGAAACAGAAAGCTGCCTTTGAAGAAATAGGATCCTGCCTTGACCAGTGCAGGCTGAATCCACACGCCGCCGCTATTGCTGACGCGTTTGCCGAACAGGATCGGTACAGTCTCGCCGGCAGTAGCGATGCGCTGATCGGCACCGAGATCAGCCTCCGGTGTTTTGCGGTTGCCAGGTGAACGGTCTTTATTGCTGATCGATTGATTGGGGGATGACTTAGGCGCAGGAAATCCGCATGTGTCCTGCGTTGTGTTGACCACACCTTTGGCACGTTTCAGCCGCCGCCTAATGCGCTTTTTATCGGTGAGGCGATCAAGCCATTTGTTTGCCGGTGAAAGCCTGCTCATTGTTCACACTCCTGACAGCTGCCGAGCACTGCGGCCAGCGCCATAGGCGGCAGCACAGCAACGCATTCATCAATGCACTCAACCCCTTCTAGTTCGCTGCCATCAGCAGCCAAATAGATGCGGCGATTATCCTCAACCGCCAGCGTTACGCCTTCATGCGTGCAGCCATCAGCGCATTGCACCTCAAGGTTGATGCCAACCACAATCCTGCTCATCGTCCCGTAAACCTCCCAATCAGATCAGATGCAACCTTGCGCGTTGGCACTTGTGGCTTTGTCTTATCGATCATTGGGCTAACCGTCCACGACACGGAATCATCATCAACCTGTGCGCCATCAATACCGCCAATGTAACGACTGATCAGCTGGGCGCTACTAGGATCAACTGCATCCATGCCTGCATCCTGCAGATACAGCGATGCAATCACTAGGCGATTGGTGCCGATCGCTGTATCGGTGAGATCAATCACGTCGCCAGTGGCTGCAATCTCAATCGACAAATCGCCGATGCTATTGGCAGCCCGCAAAGCGAAGCCAGACGCGGTAAATGGGATGTAAAAAAAATCACCCTGAACATCGCTATCGATCAGCGACATATCCTGCGGCACTTGGTAGAAGTTCTGCCAGCGCCGTGTCGGTGTGCGCTTGCCGCCGCTATAAACGCTGTTCCGGTCAGCGTAGTATTCAAGGAAGCACAGCAGATCATATTCAGCCATTACGCCAGCCCCAGTGAGCGCCGCACGCTGCTATCGCCTGCAAGCAGGCTCAGCGTTTGATTGACGCCAGCTTGCACGGCTGCGCTGAGATCTTCGGTGGTGACGAAGTTCGTGCCATCCATCTGAGTGACCGGGCCAGTCTGAATGCTGACGCTGGCGCTACCAGGCACCACCATGCCGCCCTCAGCAAATCGTGGGATAGCAGCCGGGCCACGCACACCGGCCATCCAGTTGGCGGCAAATGCACCAGCCTTGGATTGCGGCACGATGTATTCAGGCTCGCCGCCTTCGCCAACCATGGCCAGGGTCGGGCCGCTGACCACTCCGCCCTCAGCGAAGCGTGGAATCTGTGGCATCGGCAATTGCGGGATCTGTGGCAACTGCAGCCTGGCGAGTGCGGCATTGGCACCGCGAATGATGCCATTGATTGCGTTGACCACGCTGCCGATAGCGGTGCCGATGCCATTGAGAATCTGATTGACGATGCCACGCACGGCAGTGAACGCCGCCTTGAATGGTGCTGTAATTGCATCGGTGACGGTCTTAAAGGTGTTGGCAATGCTCTGAACCAACTGGGTGATTGCTTGGCTAAGCGGCTGGACAAAGCTGACGTTCACGAACTGCACAACAGCCTGAAAACCCTGAATGACCGGATCGATAAACACCGTCTTGAAGCCCTGCGCCGCCTGCTGCAGCACATAGCCGATAGCCTGAAATGCTTGGCCGATCTGATCGCGGAATGCGTAGATCGCCACGCCAGCTGCAACAGCAAGCGCCACCCAGCCAACTGGGCCGCTGAATACGCCGATCAGGATCTGGCCCAACGTGCCAAGGCCGGCCACTAGCGGGCCAATAGCGCCAGCCCAGCCGGCGATCAAAGCCGGAATGCCAACCAATGCGGCACCGATGCCGGTGAGCAGCGGGCCAAGCGCGGTAAAGATTGTGACGATGGACGCCAAGGCCGGGCCAAATACAACCAAGACAGCTGTAAGAGCGCCGATACCAGCAACAAGGTTTTGAACCGGTTGCGGTAAACCAGAGAACCATTGCGCCCAGCCGGCGATGGCCTGCGCCACCTGCGTCAGATAGGGCAGCAATGCCGTGACCGCTTCATTGAATGGCCCGGCAATAGATCGCGCGATGCCATTCAACGCATCGTTGAACTTATCCGCAGCCTGCGCCATCTCGGTATCGATGGTCGCTGAGTATTGGCTGAGAGCATCACGGCCGCCATTCAACATCGGGATCAGGTTCATACCCGACTTGCCGAATAGCTCCATCGCTAGAGCAGTTTTCTGCGCACCGTCTGGCATCTTGGCGAACTTATCCGCCAGGTCCAGCATGATCGCGTCGACGCCGCGAATCTTGCCCTGAGCATCCGTTGAGCTGATGCCAATCGCCTTCAGGGCTTCATTGGTTTTGGATGCGGGGTCAACAATCCCCTTTGATAGCCGCCCCATCGCCTTGGCGACTTCATCGATGCTGCTGCCTGAATCCTCTGCTGCAGCGCCAAATTTGCTCAGGATCGGCACCGCAACGCCCGTGCGCTGGCTGAGATCGTTGAGGTTATCGGCTGCATCAATGGCACGCTTGCCCATTGCCGTCAGGCCAGCGATACCAGCAGCTGGCACCAACGCACCAAGCGCACCGCCGATACCAGCAGTAGCGCCTTTCAGTCGGCCAAATGTACCGGATAGTCCTGCCGCTTCCTTGTTGGTTTTGCCAAGCGCACGATCCAGATTCTCGATCTGTGCCAGACCGTCAACCTTTGCCCTGATCGTCAGGGCTGTTGTCATGTCCAGCGCCATGCTCAGCCCTTGCGCTTGTTAATCGCTCCCACCACTGTAGCCTCAATGATCTGTAGGTCACTGAACACCTCAGCCGGATCAGCGATCTGCAGTAGATCAAACACCCAGCGCACGGCGCTGTAGTCCAGACCGATCAACGTACCTGAATCGGTACGCCATTGCGTCTGCACCTTGAGGAACACACGCACTGCAGCCCATGCATCAGGCTCCACCTCATAATTGACGGCCGCTTTGCTTGGTGGTGGCTCGATCCCGAAGACGGCCGCATCCTTTGCGGTCTCATCGATTTCCATCCCACCAAGCCAGTGCTCAGCGGCCCCTATTAGTTTTTTCGCTTCTGCTCCACCAGCGATTCGAAGTAGGCAGCCACCAGTGAGCCAGCCATCATCGGCACATCCAACAGCTGCGCCTTCACGGCATTGCTAAATGGCACCGGCTCACCATCGCCGTCGACGATGCCATCCCATCCCACCAGGATCTCAGCTGCAATGCTCTGATCGCTGATGCCTTCGCCAGAATCCTCGCCCCGTTCAGCAGCATTGACCCGCAGCTGCACCTCACGCTGAATTTCATTGATGCGGCTCTGGGGCAGCCGCTTGAACTCAGCATCAAAGGTCTGCCGCTCCCGCTTGCCACCATTGGCCGGGAGCTTAATGCTCACCGGCCAGGTGTAGGAGTCTGACTGCTTGAGAACAAAAGCCACGCGGATCAGGTAAAGACAATCTCCATCTCATCATTGCCCGAATCGGTCGGGGTGGCAATGTATGGCAGGGTAAGCATCTGGATCCCATCCTCATCGCTGTAGGACGGGTTGCCCAGATCGATCTGATCAGCGGTGAAGGTGACGATGTTGCCAGCGGTTTGGCCGTGCTGGAAGGTCAGGTTGCCGGTGCTGTTGCCGGTGGCATCGTTGAAGAAGTTGTGAGCGCTGACCGATACCGCCTCGATCATCACTTCACCAGCGGGAGCCCGGTTGGTGATGATCACCTCTTTAGTGCAGCCCACCAGCTCGCGATAGACCAGCTCATTAGCCAGTTCCATCGTGAAGCTCTGCAGGCAGCCGGCATAGCTGAACACCTCGAAGCCCGTGGTGTTGCCCTGCTTGAACACCACCGGATCAGCCTGATTGGCGTAGGTGGGGGCGCTGATGGCCGATGCGGTCGGTGCGTTATAGATGCCGGTGAACTCAAACGCAATCGTTGGGATCTCACCCACGGTGCAGTTCAGCGAGAAGGTGCCGCGGCAGCCGGTTGCCTTGTGCAGCACGCCGTCGTTGTTGAAATAGATAGTGACCGAGCCGGGCGCCGCGTTGCTGTTGGGTGTGTAGGTAACGCTCGTGCTGGCCGATACGGTCTCGGTAAAGGAGCACGCTTTCAGCAGCGGGCCATAGGCGGGTGCAGTGCCAGCTGTACCAGAACCTGCCAGCTCTACCTCAAAGTTGACCAGCACGCGCGTCTGCGCCAGCAGCTGCTCAGATTGACCGAGGTAAGGCCGGATCAGCTCACGGCTAACGGTGTCAGCCTCGAGCGGAGTCACCTCAATATTGCGCACCAGAATTGCGTTGGCGCCAACAGTAGGCGTAGGGTCAACGCCGTAAGTGGTTTCAATTTCGGCCAGCAGCAGCTGGCGGCGGGAAAGCAGCGGCATGGCTTGGCCGGATGGAATCTTTCATCCCATCGTAGCCGGGTCAGCTGATAGTTAAATTGGTGATAGAGGTGCGATAGCGCACGAGATATTCGCAGCCAATCACGCCGGCTGGCTGATCCGCTTCGATCATGTCGAAACTGACCGACTGCGGCTGCACATCGATGGCATAACCGCCCAGCGTGAGATCCGCCATGATCTTGGCGTGCAAGCTTTCGATGATTGGATCAGCGGTCTGATCCGGCACCGTGCCGCGCACGATCACCGCAATCCGTACCGTCAGGCTCCAATCCAGCGTGGGCAGGCTGGTGTTTTGCTGCGCCGTATCGGATACGGGCTCGATCACGATGGCCGGGCTTTCGCCGCGGCTCAGCGGTTCCACCCTGCTGCGGTAGATCCGCGTGCTCACGCCCGTGGTGCCGGTGAGCGCCGTGCGGATCGCGGTCAGTACCTGTTCGCGTTTGGTGGTCATCGTTAGGCGGAGGCGACTTGTACCACTGTGCAGATGATGCCAGGAATGGCGGGATGTGCAGGGCTGGTTTCTGCAACCTCAGCATGGATGTAGGCGGCGACGTTGTTCGTCATCCACATCAGCTCGATATAGTCATTTGCCGCCAAGCCCAGAACAAAGTTCACCGTGCCGATCACGTTGCCAGCAATGCCGCCATGGCTTGAGATGATGCTGAAGCGGCTGTCACTGTCGGGCACATTACCGGCGCTGCCGGCATTGTTCTTGCGCAGCCAAACGTTGATGTCGTGGATTGAGTTGCTGGTATTGCTGAACTGAATCGAGAAGGTGAAGCTGTAAATACCTGGGTAGTCGACCGTGATCCGGCCGTCTGATATGACCCTGATCCCGCGGCTTGCCGTGTCAACCTGCCGCAGTTTGATCGGATAGGCCGTATCGATGACAGCCGCAATCTGCGAAGTGGTATCCCAGAACGATCCCCAGTAACCAGGGCAGCCGTGATACGGCAGACTCACCCATGGTGATCTGCCATTGCCGATCTTCAGGTTCTGTGTGTCGCTCTCAAGGCCGAACTCGCCTGCCGTCAGCACAGGATTCAGCG